ATACTCATCCTACTACAACTAGTAATATAGGAGATTTAACAGAAAGAATGCGTATTGATTCTTCTGGTAGGTTATTAATAGGACTAACTTCTGCTGCAAGAACTAATGATTTATTACAGGTTAATGGAGCAGAAGGAATAAATGCAAAAGCTACTGCGAATGGCGGTGCTTGTTTTGTCGGTTTAGAATCGGCTGGTAATACTGCTGGTGCTACTTTTGCAGCTCTTAATACAAGTGCTTCGGTTGTTTTTAAAGTAGCGGTGGGTGGTGCGATTAGCTCTACAAACACAAGTATTACATCAATATCAGATGAAAGAGCAAAAGAAAATATTAGAGATTTGGAAATTGGCTTAAACGAAATTAAACAATTAAAACCAAGAAGGTTTGATTGGAAAGAAGGTAAAGGTTCTCAAACAAAAGACACTATGGGTTTTATTGCTCAAGAGGTGGAACAAGTAAATGGCTTTGAAACACTTATTGATAAATGGGATGACCCAGATATTAAAAATGCAAAAGCATTAAAGATGGGAGATATGTTACCTGCATTAGTAAAAGCAATCCAAGAACAACAAGAACAGATTGAAGCCTTACAATCTGAAATTAACACTCTAAAAGGAGGATAAAATGGCAATATCATATTCATGGAACGTATCAACTGTAGATACTTACCCTACGCACAACAGTCAAAGCGATGTAGTGCACAACGTACATTGGCGACTAACAGCGACTGACGATGCTAATAACGATGCAGACGGTAATCCGCAAACTGCAGGTGTTTACGGTAATCAAGCAGTAGACACTTCAGACTTATCAAGCTTCACAGCCTTTGCCGACTTAACAGCAAGTGATGTACAAGGTTGGGTTGAAACAGCTTTAGGAGCTGATAAAGTTACTGAAATGAAAGCTAGTCTTGATGCTAACATAGCTGCAAAGATTACACCAACATCTGTCACTAAAACTATAGGATAAGTAATATGGAGTTTACTCCTGACATATTTTGGAATATAATAATCACTCTAGTATTAGCTCCAATACTATATAGTATCAGACAAAACACAAACGAAGCTAAACGTTTAGACATCCTACTAAATAAAACTCGTGAGGAACTTGCGAGAGACTATGTTACTAAAAATGAATTAAGAGATGACATGGAAAATCTTATGAGTAGACTCGAAAAGCTTGATGAGAAGATAGATAAACTATTTGAACTAAGGTAATACAATGGCAAAGAAAAAGAAGACTAGAAAAAAAGCTAGAACTGCAAATCGTTTGGACTATACCAAAGGCGGTAGAGTAGGCTATCAACCCGGAGGTAGAGTTCAAGAAGAACCCGGTAAGCCTTTACCTAGAGCTGTAAGACCGTCACAACGTGGTAGAATAACTCCATCTGCTCCTACAACAACTAGACCTAATACTGCACCTGCTTCTGTTCAAACAAATAATGATTTTTATGATAGTGAAATAGGTATGTCTGATGAAGACATTAGAAAAATAGCTGAAGAAGCTGCTAGAGCTGCAACCAAAGGTACTCAAGGAACTCAAGGGACTAGTGGTGATTCTGGAGGAACTTCTAGTCAACCTGAACCTACAGAACTAGAAAAAGCTCAACAAGGTGCAAGAGAAGGTGCACAAGCTATAATAGATGATGCAGGAAAGAGTGCTACCCCACAAGTTGTTCCAACTAAACTTTCAGAAGATGAAAAAGCTGAAGGAATGATAGCTGCAGGAACAGGGCAAATGACCACTCCTGCTCCAACTATAACTCCTGAACAAGCTTCGTTAGAAGGTATTGCTCCTGAACAAATAACTCAAGTAGATGCAGGTCAAGTTTCAGCTCCTGATACAGTTACTGCTGAATTAGCAGCTACAACTACAGTAACTCCAGAGGTTTCTATAGAAGCTGCTGAGGGAGTTGTGAGTGACCAAGCATTAGCTCAAGCTGCTGGAGTTGAAAGAGTTGCTCCTATCGAAGGTGCAGATGTTGCTATAGAAGAAGGAGCATTAGCTGAAAGAGTTATAGGTTCTATAAGTAATGACGCTAAAGCTCAAGCTGCTCAAATTGCAGGAAGTAATTTAGGAAAAGTTACTAGAGCTAAGAAACAATTACGTAGAGCAGGTATATCTGAAAGTGTAATAAATGAATTAGGTAATGACCCTGAAGCTCTTGAAGCAGCTTTGATGGATATACCGGAAGAAGAACGTGGAGTTATTGAAGGTTTACCTGAAGAGGCTTTAGTTAGTAATCAATTAGATAGTTTACTAAAAGGTATTGAAGATGGTGAAATACCTGCGTGGGCTAGACCGGCTGTTGCATCTGTAGAAAACATGTTAGCCTCTAGAGGTTTAAGTGCTTCTACAGTTGGTAGAGATGCTTTATTTAACGCTATCATACAATCTGCTATTCCATTAGCACAAAGTAATGCCCAAGCTATTCAAGCTTCAGTAGTACAAGAAAGAAGTTTAGAAGCACAGAAAGCTATTAAAAATGCTGAGTTTCAACAACAAGCTGCTTTAACTAATGCTAACAATGTATTTAGATTAGACTTAGCTCAGTTTAGTGCTGACCAACAAACTGCTTTATCTAACAGTAAGTTTTTACAAACCATGAGTTTAACTGAAGCTCAGTTTGACCAACAAGCTACAGTACAAAATGCAGTTCTTATGTCACAAGCTAACTTAGCAGAAGCTAATTTAAATCAAAGAGCACAAATACAAAATGCTCAAGCATTCCTGCAAATGGATATGACTAATTTAAATAATAAACAACAAGCAATAGTATTAGAATCTCAACAAGAACAACAAAGAATATTATCTAATCAAGCTGCCGAAAACGCTGCAGCACAGTTTAATGCAAGAAGTATTAATCAAACTAATCAGTTTATGGCTAGTTTAAAAGCACAAACAGAACAATTTAATGTTGAACAAATGAATGTTGCTAATCAATTTAATGCAGCAGCTATCAATGCTGCAGAAGCTAGAAGAGTTAATAATGAAGTTGAAATAGAAAAAATAAATACTCAATTAGTTCAACAAGCTAAAGAATTTAATGCTCAAGCTCAGTTCCAAAAAGACCAGTTCAATGCAAAAAATGCATTACTTGTTGAACAATCAAATGCTGAATGGCGAAGACAGATTAACTTAGCAGATACTGCAGCGATTAATGAAGCTAATAGAATTAATGTACAGCAACAATTTAAATTAACTTCTCAAGCTCAAGCATTCTTATGGCAAGAACTTAGAGACCAAGCAGACTTTGATTTTAGAAAAACAGAAAATGATAACAATAGAACTTCACAGTTAATAGGTACGTTAGTAGCTGCTGACCCTAAAAGGTACACCATAGAAAATCAAAGAGATTTAACTGAGTGGATAGCACAAATAACATCTTAGTAGGAATATATAATGGGAATATTTAAGAAACTAACCAAGGGATTAAAAGAAAAGATAGTTGACCCTTTCAAAGGATTTGTTAACAGAAATAAAAAAGCTTTAATTACTGCAGCTATATTAGGTGCAACTATTTATACTGGAGGAGCTTTAGCCGGTTGGTGGGGTACAGGTGCTGCTACTTTAGCACCATCTGCAAGTGCATTAGCTACTATTGTTCCCGGAAGTGCAGCAACTTCTACTTTAGCTGCTGCCGGTGCTGCTGGGGGAACTGCTGCTACAACTGTTGCTAGTTCTGTAGCAACTGGTGCTGCTACTAAAGCTGCAGGTTTAGCAGAGGCTAAGGTAACAACTGGACAAGACCCTTTTAGAAAACCTGAACCAGAAATTAGAGGACAACTACAACCTTTAGCAGTAGAAGGACAAACCATGTCTAGAAACTTAGAGTTTGGATTTGGTTCATATTTAGGATAGATTATGGCTACATTAGAAGATTTAAAAAAATTAAAATCTAATACAGTTTCAGGAGCTGTACAAAATACTTTAAACTTTCTTAGAGAAAATAATATTAACACTGAAGATGTATTAAATGCATTAGGTACTGATAGTGACAGGTCTGAGGGTAGAATAGACCCTATAGACAGAAGAGTGGATGCAGATACTATTGATTCTTTTATAGCCAGACAAAGTAAAGGTAGCCCAATACCGGGAGCTTCTTTAACTAGAGGTAAAGATGAAAGATATCCTTGGGAAAGACCGCCACAGTTTGCTAGTGCTGTTGATGCTTTGGGTGATATTGAGTCTAGATTGCTAACTGAAAAAGGCATGGCAGGTGTCCTAAGAAATCTTATTAATGGATACACTGTTGCTGATTTAACAAATGTAATGCTTTATAACGATTTTCTTCAAGGTAAATATAACCCTGATGTTATGCTACAAGTTTATGAGCCTACTGCTGTTATGATAATGGCAATAGGTGAAAAAGGTAGAGTTAACTTTAAAATTGATGACGAGGCAGACCCTGAAGAAGAAGACATGGCTGAAGACCAGATGAGAGATTTAAACAATAAAGTTTTACCTCAAATGAAAAAAATACAACAAGTAGCTTTACAAGGTTCATTAAACACAAGTATTTTACCTGAAGAAACAAAAAATAATTTACTAGACAAAACTGAAAGAATAACTAGTCTGTTAGGGAGAACAACATGATTTTTGAAAATCCAACAAGTAATTATCAAAGAACTGTTAATAGTTTATTATCTAAAAGTGACTTTGATGATAACCAATTAGAATTTAAAGATATCATGGGTAGTTTATTTTTTGGATTAATTCCTAGTGCTATATCAGGAGCTGTTCAAGGAGCTGATGCTCAAAGAATGCAAGAGAACGCAAAAATAGAAACTCTTGGTAATAATGTCGTTGAAATGATTAATGAGGAATATAAAACTCAACAACCTTTATTAAATGAAATAAATCTTTATAAAGATAATCCAGATGGATATGTAGCTAATAAAGCTATTGAAAGATTTAAATTTAACAATCCTAATTTTGCTAATTATGCAGGAGCTGAAGGAGACTTAAATAAAGGCTATTCTATTTATGTAAAAAATAATCCTAATCAATATGAAGCTGAAATTGCAAAAATAGAAAGACAGATTAGAGCTGATATGGACAATAAATCTTTATCGCCTTTTGCGACAACTAAACGTCTTGAATTAACATCTGCAGTAAAAGATAAAATTGTTAAAGAATACAACAACAACCCAGCAAATATTTTTACTATTATAAAAGATGCTTTTGGTCAAGACGCTGCTGATAGTGTTAAAACAGAAATTAGTATTCAAAATACTTTTCCAACTGCAGATAAATTTTTTAATCAAGTAAAAGCATTTGAAGAGAATGAAGTAAATCAATTACAATATTTATCATCTAAAGATGCTAAAGCTGTTAATAGTTTTTTAAATTCTTCTAAACTAACTTTAGATACTAAATTTGCTAATCAACAATATGGAAACATTGAAGATAGATTTTTAAAAAATAAAGGTAACGCTACTAGAACTAATGCTTTTGTTTTTTCTACAAAAGACAATAACGGTGTTGTTATAGATGAAACAACAGGGCAAGTAACAGGAACATTTACTCAAAAATTACAAAGAAGTAAATTAGATGATGTTGGTATTATTAAGAGAGATGTAAATGGTAATTTTTTTGTAGAAGAATCTAATGAAGCTTTAACTACAAGTGCTATAGCTAATGATTTAACTAAATTAGCTGCTTATATAAAAGGGACTAATAACAGTGCAGTAAGTCAAAATGATAATGTTCCACAACTAATAGATGATGACTCTGTAAATCTTGCTTTAGAATTTTTACAGAATAGAGGTGCTTTTTATGAAATAGGCGGGGAAAGAGGTTACAAACCTTTATTTTCTGGATACACAGATAACTCACAAGAATTGTTTGATAGAATAAAATCTATAGCTACCACTGGTTCTACATCAGAACAAGCTTTTGCAATGATAGAAGCTAAAGTTGCTAAATCAATATTAGATAGTTCTCCTAGTGTAGAGAGTATTGTTGCTAGAGGTAAAATTAATAGATATAACTTTTTAGTATCTGAATTAAAAGGTAATAGAAATATGCCTGAAGAAAAAATAGAAGATATGTTATTAGAGACTGAAACAATAAAAGAAGAGGTTCAAGCCTTACGTGATATTGCTAGTGGTTCAGAAGTCAGTGCAGAGGATGCCGAGATAGCTGATAAAGCAATCATAAAAGAACTTATTTCTCCTACATCTAAACAAGCTGAGTATGCTACTTTTAGAAACTATAAAGGCGATAAAGAAATTATAGATATTCTTTCTCATGCATCTAGTTATGAAAGTAAATTAAAATTATATAATTTATATGCTGATAAGTATGGTCAAGATAAAGATTTATTTAATACTGTAGAAGGCTTTAAACCTCAAGATATTATTCCTGAAACTGTCACACCAACACAAGAATTGTTTGGACCTCCTAGAGATTTAATGAATCAACTTTCTGAAGAAGAGGAAGAAGGACTTACTACTGAAGATTTATTTGGAACTTTCGGTGCTTCATTAGCTAGAAGATTACAAGGAACTCCAACTGATACAAGATTTGATAGAAGAAATAGATAATGTCAATATTAAACACTGAAGCTTTTTCTAACTTAAATACTTTTGAAGAAAAAAAGGAAGAAGAAGAACAGCCGATAATTAAACAACCAACACACATACCTAGTTACTCATCTGTTATGAGTGACAAGACTTTTAATGCTGGAGGATTACCTACACTTCCAGTAAATACTCCACAAAGAAAAATGTCTATTACTGAACTTAGAAAGGACACTGAGTTTAATAATAGAGCTAAAAGATTTTTAGATGGTGTTGGTGAAAATGATGATATCTTTGAATATTTAAGAGACTCTGAATATAGTTTAACTTCTGCTATTACACGTTCTTTCCAAGTAGGAAAGTGGACTGATGAACAAAAGCAAGACTACAACTATTTAATGAATAGATTTAGAAACTCTAAACTAAAAGGTTTTGGTGAACGTATGGAGTTTGCTAAAGATTTAGCTATAGATGTAGTAGCTGACCCACTTAATATTTTATCTTTATTGTTTGTTCCTGCTACAGGTGGTCTTTCTTTAGGTGCTAAAACTGCTGCAACTAAACTTGCCCAACAAGGTGTAAAAAAATACATGAAGAAAGGCGGTATCTATGGAGCTGCTGAAGGTGCTGGTTGGGGTGGTAGTTATGATTATTTCAATCAGTCTATTGATTTTGGTTTAGGTAATAATGACGGTATAGACTGGGGTGATGTTGCTAAAGTTAGTGCTTTAGGTGCAGGTATTGGTGGTGCAGTAGGGGCAGGATTAACTGCTGGAGCATACTGGGGTAAAACTTATAGGTACAGCAACGAAGATGCCATCATAAAACAATACGATGAGTGGGACACAGATGGTTGGAGTGTTTCTACTGTTAGAAATAAAATAGCAGATAAAGAAATGACTTCTGATACTTTTCTTAGAGATAGTTCTGAAGGAGGTTACAATCCTATAAAACATATTAGTCAAATCATGGCAGAAAAACCAACTACTAGATTTGTACAGTTAGCTGCTGAATCAGATACTCTTAAACAACTTTTAAGAACTTTTAGATACGATTGGGATGTTGGCTTTCTTAATCAGGGAGAAAAGGCAGTAAGAAAAGAATCGTATGGTTTAGCAGTTGGAAGAAGACAAGGTAATTATTTATTTAGACTAAAAAAAGCATTAAAAAATTTAGACAGAACTGGATGGTGGGCTAAATTAAGTTCAGAAGATAATGGTCAACTTTTAGCTTATTTACAAAACCCAAATATTACAGAAGTAAATGGTAAAGCTATTAAGCCTTATATTATTGATGCAGGTAATCAAGTCAAAGAAATATTAGATGATACTTTTTCTGACGGTCAAAAGGTTGGATTGTTTGAGGAGTTTCGTAAGGTAGTAAATTATTTCCCTAGAAAGTTTGCTCGTTCTGTTTTAGAAACTAAAGAAGGTAGAGATAATTTTGAAGACTTATTAGTAAAATATAATCATGCTAATCCTATTAACGATAGAGAGACTGCTAAAAAAGTTGCTGTAGAAACTGGTCAAGAAGTTGAAGTATATGTAAAAGATTTAACTACTGATGAAGAAATATTCGGAGTAAACTTTTTAGTTGAAGCTAATGGTAATGAGCAAGTAGCTAAACGTCTAAAAGCTAAAGCTATTGTAGACAACATGTTAGAGTATAAATTTAATAACTATGGCATAACTGGACAGCAAAGTGTTGGCGGTGGAGGAGCAAGTTTTCTAAGACATCGTTTATTTACTAATATACCTGATGAAGAACTAAGACCTTTTATTGATAACGATGTACAAAATGTTTTAGAAGATTACTTTGTTAATGCTGCTTCTTTGATAGAAAGAACTGATAAGTTTGGTGGTAATTTATTTAAATACAGAGAAAAATTTACTAATAAAATAGCTGCTGAGTTACAAGATAAAGGCATGAGTGAAGCTGATTCTTTACGTCTGCAAGAAAAATTAGATGACATGTACTTAAAAGTTACAGGTCAAAACAGAGAAAGCTCAGGCATTTTAACCGGAACTAGGTTTAGAAGTCAGGCAGGTCAAACTGCATCTGAGTGGGGTAGGTTAAGTCAACAAATGGCTCACTTACCTTTTGCAACTCTTTCAAGTATTACAGAGCCTTTAATTTTAATATCTAGAGCAGGACTAAAAGATAGCCCTAAAGTATTTGCAGATATTACTACTGCTTTAACAAAAGAAATGATTAAAACAGTAAACAAAGCTGCTAGAGCTTCTTACAGATTTACAACTGGTAAGACTACAAAAGGTTTAGCAGATGTTGATGATGAAGCTTGGGGTGAAATATATAAGACTGGTTTAGCTATGGAACAAGCAGTTCTTGAAAGAATAGAAGGACTAACAGGTGAAGCTATGCGAGGTAGCACAGCCAAAGGTTTATCTAATGCTTTCTTTCAGGCTAATTTACTACAACAATGGACTAGTGCAGTTCAGTTAGCATCTTTTACTACTGCAAAAAGAATGATGCGAGATATATCTAAAAGGTTATATGATGATTCTACTGGAGTTAGTAAATTAGGCAAAAGAAAAAAAGATTATTTTATAAAACAACTTAATGAGTTAGGTGTTGATGAAAATGATGCTCAAAACTGGTATCGTTCATCATTAAAAGATGGTAAGTTTGATGTAGCTTTATCTCAAAAACAAGACTTTTATAATCAAACATATTTACCCGCAGCTAATAGATTTACTAAAGAAGTAATATTAAATCCTAGTACTGCAGAAGCTAATAGACCTTTATGGTTTTCTAGTCCTGCAGGTCAGCTACTAGTTCAGTTCGCAGGATATCCTACTGTATTTAACAATACTATTCTTAAAAAGTTTGCTCAGTTTTACAGAAATCCAGTATTAGCAACTCCGAAAATTTTAGGTGCTTCTATGTTAATGACAGGTGTTGCTGTAGCAGGTAACTACATAAGAAGTAACGGTAGAAATTTAGAACGCTATGATTTAGATGAACCCCAAGACCAATTTAAATTAGCATTAGATGGTATTCAAAGATGGGGTGGTTTAGGTATGCTTGATTATGCTAGACGTTGGTATGAAAACTATCAAGTTGGAGGAGGTCAATTAGGTATTGCATTAAAAACTCCTACAGGTCCTTTAACTCAAGACGTAGTAGATATGATTTTATACAGAAAAGGTTTTGGTGAAATGGCTGCTTCTAATTTACCGTTCTATGGAATATATGATTTACCTAAATACATAGATGAAGATTTACCTTTTGGTCGTAAAGAAGTAAGAAAGGCAGGTAGAGAAGTAGACAAGTTTTTTACAGATTCTTTAAACAAAATATTACCGGGTGAAGAAAGATTTGCAAGAGCTACAGGTGGACTTGTAAAAGGACCAGAAGTTCCCAACACTATAGAAGACCCTGCAGACCGTATTAATCCTGAGACTGGTGAACCTTATGTAGAAGGAACTATATTAGATGATAGAGTTCCTTTTCAAAGAGGTAAAGAAGTTAGAAAAAAAAGACTTCAAGAAAGAAGACAAGAGAAACAATTTCTTGATATGCTAAAAGGAAATATTAGACTAAAAGAAGGATTACGTTTAGAAGCATACAAACCAGACCCTTCAGAAAAATATTTTACTATTGGATATGGAAGATATGGTCCAGATATAATAGAGGGTATGAAGATTACTGAAGTACAAGCTGAAAAGTTTTTAGATGAAGACATAAAAAATAGAGTTAATGAAATTAACAATGTAATACCTAAATACAAAAATTTTCCTATAGATGTAAAAGTTCCAATATTTAGTGAATACTACAGAGGTTCTATTCCACAAAGTAAAAATACTTTAAAATTAATAAATAATGGTAAGTATAAAGAAGCTGCTATAGAATTTTTAAATAATAATGAATATAAAAATGCAGTTAAGTTAGGTATTCCGGGTATAAGAACAAGAATGGAAGAAGTGTCAGAGGCTTTAATAAACTTATCTGAAAAATAATGCTAGTACTATATAGAGAATCAGACTTAGACAAAGCTTATCAAATAGATTGTAAAGCTAGAGCTAAAGGTAATGAGCCTTGGTTAAAAAGAGAACAATTTAGAAGTGTCTATGAAAGTTTATTAGACATGCATTTTACTAGAGCATTAGATAAGAATTATCAAAACAAAGCTGATGAATTATCTGACCACATTATAAACTTAGTGAATAGTACACTAGAAAAAAGTTTAGATTTTACACCGGAGGACTAAGTGGGTTTTCCGTTTGAAATAATAACCATGCTTGGTTCTACTGTTCTTGGTGGAGTAATGAGCATTTGGGCTGATAGTAGAAAAGCTAAAGCTGAAGAACAGCAACTGTTAATTACACGAGGTAAGTTTCAGTTACAAGCTGTAGAAGCTGCAAGGAATGTAAAAGATAAAGGCTTTCAATGGACTAGAAGAATTATAGCATTGACTGCAGTTTTTTCTATTGTAGTCCTACCAAAACTTGTAGCTGTATTTGCACCTGATGTTTCAGTTACAGTTGGTTATACAGAATTTAAACCGGGCTTTTTATTCTTTACTAAAGATGTAGAGCTATTTAAGTGGGTAACTTTTGAAGGCTTGGTAATTACTCAATTAGATACAAACTTAGTATCGGCTATTATCGGAATGTACTTCGGTGGTAGTTTAGTTAAAAAATAATGGAGAAACCAAAAACTATACAAGACATAATAGATGAGTCTTTAGCTTTGTGGGAAAACGAAGAAGATGGGGAATGAATGGATAACAGTTGTAGAAACCATAGGAATACCTGCAGTGGCAGCCCTTGGTTTAGGCTATCTTGTTTGGACTTTATTTAAGTCTTTGATTGCAGACATACACAAGAAGCTTGATACACAACATGCAATGATAGTGGCTCTTATAGACCGTATAAGACAAATGGACAACGATATGATTCGTATAGATGCTATGTGTAGAGCAGCTATGGGATTAAAACCAGAAGTAGATAGAATAGCGAGGGCAGATGGACAGAAAGACCAACGTAAAGATTAGTTTATTAATCTTACTTTTATTTTGTGGGAATTTATATGCAGACGAACTTATTTTTTCTTTTAAGTTGCCTAGTTTCTCTGGTATCGGCACTAGTGCACACTACCTTACTATAGAGAATCAAGAGTTTAATAGAAAAGAAGCTATCAAAGAAGAAATAAAAGCTTATCAAGAAGAACTAGAAAGAGAAGCAGACAACACGACACTTGCAAGATTTATTAGGAATTTAGAATCTAGAGTATACGCACAGTTATCTAGACAACTTGTAGAAAACTTGTTTGGTGAAACTCCAAGTGAAAGTGGTAAATTAGAATTAGAGGGAAACATAATAGAATATGAGGTTGATGGAGATTACATTACACTCACAGTCACTGATGAGGAGGGTGCGGTTACTATTATTACTGTGCCTATCGGTAGTTTTACTTTCTAGTTGCGTTCACAATTACGATGATTTGTTAAACTCAGGTGGAGCACCTAATAGAGTAGTTACTGCTGCTTCTGTATTAGATTTACAGTCTGATGAGTTAAAAAACTTACCCCCGGCTAAACGTCAACCGACAATAGCTGTGTATGAAGATAGTTTTAAAGACTTTACAGGGCAAAGAGCTAGTAATTCTAAGTTTGCTTTGTTTAGTACAGCTACTACACAAGCTCCAGAAGCTTTGGTTATTAGAGCACTAAAACATGCAGCTAATGGTAAATTTTTTAAAGTAGTAGAACGGGTAGGATTAAATAGTTTAACCAAAGAAAGACAAATAATTAGGTCCACAAGAGAAAACTTTGAAGAGGACCAACAATTAAAACCACTGCTTTTTGCTGGAATATTATTACAAGGCGGTATTATTAGTTATGAAACTAATGAGAGAACTGGTGGTTTAGGAGCTAGATACTTTGGTATTAGCTCAAGTAAACAGTATCGAGAAGATACCGTAACGATTTCATTAAGATTAGTTTCAGTCTCTACTGGAGAAATCTTGACAGAAGTATTAGTCTCAAAGTCTATATTATCTGTTAGTATTAGCCACGATATATTTAGATTCTTTGAGGTTGGTACAAAACTGTTTGAGTTTGAGGGTGGAACTGCTCAGAATGAAAGCGGAGTTATTGCTTTACAAAAGGCAATAGAAACAGGAGTTTTAAAATTAATTAATATTGGAATAGAGAGAGGGTATTGGCAATATGAAAAAACTAATTAGTATTTTATTTATAAGTGGAGCTGTTTGGGCTGCAGATAATGAAATCTATGTAGACCAAAGTGGTGCTTCTTCTGCTATAGATTTAGAACAAATAGGTTCTGGTAATTTAATAGGAGGACTAAACGCTGCTGCAGGTAATATGACACCGTTAGATTTAGACGGTACTAGTATGACACTAGACATTAACCAAATAGGAAGTAGTAATATTTTTAGAGGAGATATAACTGCAGATTCTTACACTGGTTACTTTAACTTTAGTGGTTCATCAAATAACTTTACCATGCAAACAGACCCAACAAACACATACGGAGCTGATACTTCTGATGTGAATGTTGATGTAACTGGTAGTAGCAACACGTTTAGTTTGAATCAAGCAAACGCAGCTATGGCTTCAACACTTGATTTAGACTGGACTATAAACGGTTCTAACAACTCAGTGACTGCTGCTATAGATTACGACACTGCAACAAACTACATGGATATAGATGGTGATGATAACACAGTAACGCTAGACGCTGATGGCTATGCTGGAGGTTACTTTTATTTAGACCAGACAGGTAGTTCTAGAACTTTTAATGTTACACAACAAAGCACATTAGATAATGACTGGCTTAAAATTCTTAGCACTGGCTCTAATGGTACTATTTGCGTCAATCAAGACGATGGCGGTACTGCAGTCGGATGTTAATGTAGGAAATATTACAGAAGTAAATGGTATTGGTCGTGTTGTTAGAGACCAAGAATATCAAGCACAGTTAGATTTTGATATAAACAGTTACGATAATGTTCAGACTGCTAATGGCAGAATGGGCATAACCTTTATAGACGATACCACTATAAAGATTACAGAGCACTCTCAAGTTATAATTGATGAGTTTGTTTTTGACCCTAATCCAGATAAGTCAAAAATGGCTCTGACCTTTGCTAAAGGCACTGCTAGGTTTATTACCGGTGCTTTAGGTAAAGTAAAAAAAGAAAATATAGTTCTTAGAACTAATAGTGCCACGATTGGTATACGTGGTACGGATTTTACGGTGACCGTTGATGAGCTAGGTAGGTCTTTGATTATTCTACTGCCTCTAGCAGACGGTACTTCAAGTGGTGAAATAGTTGTTTCGACAGGAGCAGGTCAGGTTGTTCTCAACCAACCCTATCAGGCAACCACAGCTTCGGTCTTTGAAGCAATGCCGACAAAGCCTGTCATACTAGACATCACTTTAGATTTGATTGACAATATGTTAATTGTTAATCCTCCACAAGAAGAACAATTAGAAACTGCTGAGTCTAGCAGTACTTCTAATTCTAATCTATTGGATGTTGATTTTTTAGAGTTTGAAGAACTCGATAAAGATTATCTTGATGAAAATTTTGATTTTAATGAGTTGGATGTTAATTATCTTGACGTAAACTTTTTAGAAGACTTATTAGATATCTTAGAAGAAATTGACGAACTAGAGAAAGAAGAAACCTCTAAAGTTAACGAAGTAGCAGTAAAAGGAACTCAGCTCGGTTTCGATGCAACTACACAAATAAATACGTTTATAACCGGTAACACGATTACTTTACTTAGAAGTGTATCGGATACGGTGCGTGTGGATGCAGACAAGGGCGGGTCTTATACTATCTACTTAATACAAGATGGCAAGAGTACCCAAATAGTAATCAATGGTGGTGGTGATAATACACTAACCATCAAACAACGAGATTGATAGGAGGTACGGTGGGTCGTACAGAAGAAATCTGTATTCTATGTTTTAGCTTTTGGTTTTTACTAGGCTTTTTCTACACTGCATTTAATACTTTTTAATTATTTACTGTTCATAATTCTAGCATTTAAACATGCTTCTATGTGATTGTGAACAGTATCTAATTGTTGAGTAGCTTCTCTAATTATAGTTCTTAGAGTTTGATACTCTTCAGGTGTAAAAAATTTTTTAAGTTCTTTTATGTCCGTTGAAGTTCTTTCAGTGATTAGTTTCCCCGACTTGTCATATAGTAGGCTATAACTTAATAGTCTAGCCTCTTTTCTCTTCTTTCTCATTATCAAATCCTGCAAAGGTTAATTGTCCGTAATCGCCTCTGAGTCCTCCTTTTTGATATGCAGTAGCTCTACCTTCGAAAAAGTTTTGGTGTTCTACTCCTAACACATCATCCAACCATGTAAGCGGATTTTCTTTTTGTTTATAGTTAGGTTTAAGTCCTAACTGAAGTAATCTTCTATCAGCAATGTATCTATTGTAAGCATACATTTCTTCTTTGGTTAAACCTTCGATGTTACCCATCTCAAATACTAAGTCTAAAAACTTATCTTCTAACTTAACCATCTCTCTACATATTTGATAGATTTCTTTTTTAAAGTCATCTGTCCATATGTCTATGTTCTCTTGTATAAACTCTCTAAACATCCTAGTCATGCCTTCAACATGGAGACTTTCATCCTTGATGGACCATGCAACTATCTGACACATACCTTTCATCTTGCCAAACCTTTGAAAGTTCATCAAGATTGCAAAGCTACTAAAGAGTTGTAAGCCTTCAGTAAAAGCAGAGTATACAGCTAAGGCTTTTGCTATGGACCTTTTATCAGACTTTTTAGTTTTAAAGTCTACAATGTAATTATGTTTGTCTGACATTTCTTCGTACTCAGCAAATGCTTTGTATTCTATTTCAGGCATACCTACTGTATCTAATAATAAACTATAAGCATGTTGATGGACACATTCCATGTTAGCAAAAGATAACATCATCATTCTAGCTTCTGGTAACTTAAATAATTGTAAGTATCTTTCTACATAACCAGACGCTACGTCTACATCAGACTGAGTAAACAATCTAAATATTTGTGTTAATAAATTCTTTTCGTTATCTGTTAGTTTTTCATTCCAATCTTTGACATCAGTATGTAAAGGTACTGCTAAAGGTAGCCAATGCATTCTGTTTTGCATGTCATAGTATTCAAACATCCAAGGATATTGAAATGGTTTATAGTAATCTCTCGTGCCCATTAAGCTCATGTTATCTCCGTTGTTGTTGCTCCCAACAATCCGCTATGCAAAGGTGATTGTCAGAATAGTTAGTGTAAGGTAAATCTTTATATATTGTTAATATAAAAACACCAAATATAAAAAATAAACCCATACAAAATAAAGTAAAGTTAAAAGGATTCATTAGAACTTCTCCTCTAAAACTTTTAGTTTTTCTTCTGCATTGGAATATTGTTCGATAAGTTTATCTAATGATTCAACAATATTAGGATGCTCTGCAACTCCTACATGCTTATCAAGGTAAACTTCTATGTTAGCTTTAGCTTCTATCATTTCAGCCATATATCTAGCTTGTAATGCTTGATACAATAATGTGTCTTTATAGTAGTGTTCTTTCATATTATCCTTCGCAACTTATACATTCTACTTCATCTAATTTAATTCTAGGTACTTTAACATTTACGTTCTCTGCACCTCTAGCTCCATCAGACCTAAAGTAATACAAAGACTTTAGTTGGTTCATACCATACCAGTGTACATCACTCACATACTGTAAATATTCATTATGTGTTTCCTGCTCCATAGAAGCCTCAGGAGGCACAAAAAATAAATTTACTGACTGAGACTGACATATAAATTCTTGACGCTTATATGCGTGTTCTACCACCCAGATTTGATTTATTTCATTGGCAGTCTTAAATAATTCTTTTTCTTGCTCACTAAACTCATCTAAATGTTGTATTGAACCTTTTGCTACATTAATTTTTTTCCAAATATTTTCTTTTTCTTCTGCAGTTTTAAATTTTTTATTTATTAATTTTTCTAAATATTTGTTTTTTACTTTATAACTTCCAGATAAAGTTTTATGTGTATAAACATTAGCCCTGAAAGGTTCTATTGACGGTGACGTACCACCGCATATGATACTACTACTAGCATTAGGGGCAACAGCAAGAAGATGAGCATTCCTAAGACAAGAGTTAGAAACGTCAGGAGCTTCACCCCTACTATCAGCGAGTCTTTTAGATGCTTCCACCGCAGATTTTTTAATGTGCTTAAACGCTTTATAATTGAAACTAGTAGCGAAAAGACCTTCAAACGGAATGTTTTTACTTTGTAAGTAAGCATGGAAACCCATTGCACCAAGTCCGATAGACCTTTCACGATAGGCTGAGTAAGCTGCTTTAGTGAAACCTTCTTGACCTTCTTTGATATAATTTTTAAACCTTTTAAAGTTTGCATTGTATTCTCCAAGTTGTACAGTATCCACTGCATTATCAATAAAATGCTGTAAAACATTGTCAAGCATAGTAATTAAGTCTTCTATGAACAGATTATCTTTAGACCACTCGTCATAGTACTCAAGGTTTACACTTGACAAACAGCATACAGCAGTTCTTTCTTCGTTAGTAGCTAGTGTTATTTCAGAACACAAGTTACTTTGTTTAACTTCTAATCCTAACTCTCTTTGTTCTTTAGGTAAAGCATCATTACAAGTATCTATATTAACTAAATAAGGCTCACCAGTTTCTGCACGAGTCTCTAATATCTTAGACCATAACTCTCTAGCTTTGACTATCTTAACAGCATCACCAGATTTAGGGTCAATTAATCGCCAGTCATCGTCATTACGAATAGCATCTAAAAATGCATTTGTTATGTTAATACCATGATGTAAGTTTAAACACTTTCTATTTATATCACCACCAGATTCTTTTCGCATTATCATAAACTCTTCTACTTCTGGATGCGATATATCTAGATAAGCTGCATAGCTACCACGTCTTGTTGTGCCTTGATTGAACGCTAACATCTGAGAGTCAACAACATGCATAAAAGGTATAGACCCAGTTGACTTACTACCATTAGAAGTAGAAACACCATCACTTCTTACCTCTCCCCAGTAGCCACCAATACCGCCACCGGAACTAGCTAACCAAATGTTTTCATCGTAGTGAGCTGATAAACCATGCCTACTATCAGGCACATGATTTAAGAAGCAGCTAATAGGTAAACCTCTAGTAGTGCCACCGTTAGAAAGAATAGGTGTACTAAACATAAACCAATGATTAGACGAATAGTCATATATTCTTTGAGCCATTTCATAATCTGTTTCATCTTTATATGTGCTTACATAAACAGCAGCTCTAGCAAATGCTTCCTGAGGACTAGTCTCTGTATCCCATAAATATCTATCTTTGATGGTATCTTTACTAAACTTATCAAGCTTTTTGTCTTTATCATAATTTATTATTATTCCTAAATAAGGTTTTTCTCCTACCTTGTCTTCAACCATCTTTGTCCTCTAATACTTTTAATAATTTTTTTTCGTACCACTCAGCTTTACGTAAGTCTTCTATACCATTCTTGTAACGAAATCTCCATCTATATTTTAACGAGTTCCCACGTAAATAACCTACAAATTCTTCGTGAGTCAGCATAGCTTCAATAGCGTCTATGCACTCTATATCGCCTTGATTGTAATGTTTAGGTTTATTAACTACGTCTTCAACCATTTGCAAACTTACTAGTAATTTCTTCTACTTTGGGTTCTTTGGCAACACGAGTCAAATACATTAAACCTTTTGCATATTGGAATACTCTTAATCCCTTACCATCGTTGGTATCTTTATGACATTCAAACTTATGTGGACAGTAAGTACACTCTCTCGCTAATTTAAAGTTACCTGAGCTACCTTCAGGGATAGGTCTGTAACATAATTCTGGAGGAGTCTTCGAAGATATTGATTTCCGAACCTTATTAATTCTATCATCTATATTTATTTTGTCAAGCTCTTCTGGACAATAAAGTGCAAGTTCTCCTGTTTCTTTATTGATTGCAAGGAATCCTCCTTTATCTGTACCCTCTGCAGTCTCATAACCAGACAGTTGAGCCATATACCCAAATATATCATTCTCTGCTAGAGTACCATTTTTAAACTTTTGAAAAGCAAAATTAGATGCAGATTTGATATCAATGACCTCACCATCTATCTTACAATCCATGTGACCTAAGATACCGTTTATCTTTATTTCTTTTTGTTCATCAGTAACTGAGTGTCCGGCAAGTTCTGTTAAGAACAACACAACCCTTTCAAGTATGTGACCGTATAAAAACTTAATCATAGTAGGAGCATTGATACCAGTAGACTTTCGTTCTGAGTTCATGTCATACCATAATTGTCGCATAGGCTTTCCAATATTAGACATACGTAACATAGGTTGCTGATTAGCTCTAGGGGTAAGCCAGTCTTTTAAGGCTTGTTTCATAAACTCGCCATAAGCATCTATGTGTTCTTCTTTCACATCAATAGCTTCGCCCTGTCCTAAACGACCTACTACTTCATAGATATCTTCTACTACTGTTTCAAGTTTTCTTTTCTTTTTTCTCGGCATTATCTAACTCTTTAAACGCTTTTATAACATCACTAGAAAATAGTTTCTGTAAGTTAACAAGAAACATTCTACTAGCATTATGGTCACCGCCACTAACTGTTTTAAATGTATCAAGCTGTTCTACAATCTTTCTCAGCACTTCTGTTTTAAAAACTAACGTACAATATTCTTCATCTCCTATACATAGATTATGAAACCAATAATCAGATTCAGTTGCTTTTATGCCTGATGGTTTACTATAAGATTCATACTCTATTGCTATGTTACCGGTTGATTGCCAGATGTCTCTCTCAGACTTTACTTCAATCTTTTTGTTAACAAACAAATCAGCAATCTTATCTTCTCTAATAGTTCCATACTCTAAATCTATATCAAACTTCTTTCTGTCTTTCTTAGTGGGTTTCACTCCAATCCTCCCCGATTTTATATTCCCCTGTTAAGGGACATCGCATATGTAATTGTTGTCCTGCCTGTTCTATTGCTTCGACACCTTTGATTCCTACAAAAGTAGCTACGGTGTCTTTAACTTGTATCTGCCATTCATCATGTATGTTAGCAACAAACTTAGCATCAAACAAGTTTAATTTAATGGCATCATGTAAGTTGCACATAGCTTGTTTCATTACGATAGCACCACCGCCTTGTAACAAAGTATTCAAAGCAGCATGTTCATGTCGTACAAATATCTTACGACCATCAAGACTTTTTAAATATCCTTTTCTTGAAGCATCTCGAACTCTTCCCGTAAGGTTTTCAAGTGCAGGGAGGTTGGTGAGAAAACGGTTTCTAAGTTCTTTACCTGCTTTTCTGTTAGCTCCAACCACACTTCCAATCTTCTCATCTCCTGCTCCGTATATAAGGGCATAGATAAAAGTTTTTGCTTGATTTCTTGATTCAAGTCCTGCAAGTTTTTGATTAGTTGTATGTATGTCTCCATGTAAAATCTCGTCAATATAATCTTTATCGTTCATGTAATGGGCTAACATTCTTAATTCTAACCCACTAGCATCAACACCTAATAGTTTATAACCTTCCGGGACTATCCAACAAGCACGACACTCTTTACCATAAGGGTTTACAACACTAGGTACCTGAGCCATATTAGGATTTCTGTGTGTCATTCTACCTGTAATAGTACCGTTAGGTATAACTCTACCATGTACTCGTTCACCAATTAGTTCATCCATCCACGATGATATCTGTGCTATTCTTTTTTGTAACAGTAAGAACTCAGCTATCAGTCTGGCTTCTGGTATGTGGTCAATCTTTTTTAATGTACCTTCATCTACTATTGGTTGACCAGTAGGGGTAAATCGTTTTGGCTTCCAACCAAAGTCAATCAAGTATTCTCCTATTTGTTTACGAGAACCTAAATTAAACTCTACTAATTTTTTACGAGTAAATGGTTCAAAGTTATTTGTATCTAAACATTTTTTATATTCTTCTTCAGTAAGTCCTCGCATAGATAGCGTACCATCCTTTTTAATGTAAGGATTTACTACCTTGTCAGCTACCCATTTAGGTTTAAAAGTTTCTTGTACTTCATCCTCTACTTCTGTCATCCTTGTTTTGAGTTGTGCTAGTAAAGTCATAGCTCTTTTCTCATCAAACAAAAATCCATTGGTCTCTTGTTCTTTCATAATCTTAGCGACCTTGTGTTCTAAGTCTATGCTTTGTTTAGAGAAGCCAGAGCTTTCTTCTATTAGATGTTTGTAAACGACTTCATTTAGCCTTACATCCTGTATGCAGTATTCAAGCATTTCAGGTGTATATTCTTCAAAGTCTTCTGGTTGTTCTTGTTTAGGTAACTTAACTCTAAAGCCCCATGTTTTTAAACTGTGTCCATTCTCTCTGACTGGATTAAATAATCTAGACATGACTAAAGTATCCTCTAACTTGTTATCAAGAAAGGATGCTTTGTGTAGTTTTTCTAAGACAGGAATATCATAACCAATAATGTTATGTCCTATGAGAGTTTTAGCTGATTGTAAAAACTTTATACCTTCTTCTATCTGAGTAGGGTCAAAGGTATATACTGGTCCGTCTAGTTCTTTGGCAACTATGCACCATACTTTAGTGGGGGTAAGTCCATCAGCTTCAATATCAAAAATCAAATTCATTATCGAATGTCTGCTCCTCGGAGACTTCAAAAAGTCTACCGGTGTCAGGATTATACCTGAGAGAACAAGCAAGTCCAGTGTCACCTGTGTACCTAGATTTTAACACTCTTACTTTAGTTGTGTTAGCTTCTTCTGGATTCTCTGCCTGTTGGTTACGTTCTAATGCAATAACACAATCAGACAGTTGTGCTATACCTTGTGAACCTTTTAAATGAGATAAGGATACTTCAACCCCATTCTCATGTCCTTTGTCTCCGTTTGCTCTACGTAAGTGAGACACTAAGAACATTCCTACTCCTGTTTCTTCAACAAGACTTCTTAATCTGTTCATCAATGAATCTATACCTCTACGTTCATCACCTTCTGTCATTACGTTTACAAGCATATGTAAGTGGTCTACGACAATCCATTTACACTGACAACCAACTATGATGTATCTAAGTTTAGAAAAGATTTCTTCTATATCTGTTGCTCCTAGATGAGCATGAATAAAGACTCTGCCTTTTTGTATAACATTATCAAACATAGTTTGTAGTTGTTCGTCTGAATATTTATCTCTAGTTTCGTTTAAATAAATTCTGTCGTTGGCTTCTATTGATATGATACCG